TCAGCGAACCCGCTGTCCGATCCGCTCGCGTTGCCGAAGTAGCTGCCACAGAGAATTCTGAAACTCCAACAGGATCAGAAACAACAAACACAGATGAAGAGGAAAACATGGAAAATACTACCGAAAAAGCCGCTCCTGCCGTTGAACCGGTAGCAGCTCCAGAGGTTGAGTCAGTGCAAGCATCATCACGCCCAAGCTACTTCTCAGCACCTCGATCACCAATCACTAGCAAGGTCACATATCTTGAGCACTATCTCAAGGCGAACATTTTGCATGATGAGGATTCTCGTCAATATGTCAAGGCTGCCGATAACACCACATCAACAGCACCGGGCATGATCCCAACACCACAGAGCACCACAGTCATCAACGCACTTGCCAATGCAGATCGCGGAATGATCGATGCGCTAAGCCGTGAAGCTTTGGTCGGCGAGGGCATGACATTTGAATTGCCAAAAATCACAGCCGTTCCAACAGTGGCAAACATTGCAGAAAATGGAGCAATCACAGAATCAAATCTTTCAGCGACATTCTTGAGCGTTCCGGTACAAAGCTTCAAAGGCCGCGCAATTTCAACGATTGAGCTCATTGATCGCAGCCGTCCGGAATATCTAACAGCTTTACTTGCAAATCTTGAATTTGCTTATGCAAAAGTCACAGATGAATTCGCTGTCGGAACAATTGCAGCGGCTGGGCAACAGACCGGCGTCAATGCAAACACAGCGACTGGATTCTTGGGATACACATCTCAAGCCGCTGGTGCTGTCTATGGTTCATCACTTGGGTTTGCTCGCAACATTGTCGTATCACCGGGACAATGGACAAACATCATGGGATACAACGACAATGGAGCACCGCTATACAATGCGGCGCAGCCTAGCAATGCGGCTGGAAATGTTCGCGGCGACAGTTTGCGCGGTGTAGTTTCACCGGGACTCAATCTCTTTGTCTCTCGATCAATTGGTAACGCTGGCCCAACAACATCAACCGGAGATTTCTCAATGGTTGTTGTCAATCCAGATGCATGGACATGGTACGAAAGCCCACGCTTTAACCTTCGCACAAATATCAACAGCGATGGAACCATTGATATCCTGTATTACGGCTACGCCGCAATTGCTCCAAAGATTCCATTTGGCGCATGCTGGAACCAAAACTAATCAAACATAATCAATAGCCGTCGCTCCCGGCGGCTAGGGATACGAAAGGGACCGAAATGCCATCAATCGTGACAGCCTCACAGCTGAGATCAATTCTTGGCGTTTCGGTTTCTTTGTATAGTGATGCTCAGTTGGATTCTTACATAGATTCCGCGGAGCAAACGATTTTGCCATTGCTTACCCAATACCAATCATCGGTGACTTTTTGCAATGTGAATGATTCCGTCATTTACTTCACCACAATGCGGCCAAATTATTTTGTGCCGGGTCAATCTGTAATTGTTACCGGGGCCGGTACTTACAGCGCGACTTACACAGTCACCGATGATCGGATTGAGCCTTATACCTTCACAGCGGCAACAGCGGCGGCTGATCGGACTTATCCATTGCCATTCATTCCAAACGCTTTGGCAACCTTATCCGGGGGGTCAGCCGCGTCACTGTACGCAAACACGCCGCCGATTGAAAACGCCATTTTGGTTGTTGCCGTTGAAATCTTTCAGAGCATCACAGCACCGGGCAATGCAATCATGAGCGATCAATTCCAGCCGTCCCCGTTTGTTTTGGGCCGCAGTTTAAACAATCGCGTCATCGGACTTCTAGGGCCGTTTTTGGATGTTGAAACGATGTGCCAATGACTATCGAAGCCGACATCCGGACCCCGCTCCAGACAGCACTTTCAACTATCGCGGCCAATGTCTATAACGGCATTCCGGAAGTAATGACAAGCCCCTCAATCGTTTTGGTCCCAGCATCACCCTATTTGGAATCGACTTTAATCAATGGCACGACAACAAAAGTTCGAATCAATCTTTTGGTCACTGGCGTTGTTGGATATTCAAACAATGCAGCGGCTTTGACCAATCTTGAAGACTTAATGATCGACATCATTTCCACAATGCCCGGCGGCTATGTGGTCGGCGATGTCAGCACCCCCCAACCTTTGGAAGTCGGCGCAGGAAAATTCTTGACGGCTGATTTGCAAGTATCAACCTATTACACCGACTAAGGAGAAAAAAAATGCCAACAACAATCATCACCGGCAGAGACATCACATTCACCATCGATGGTGATAGTTTTGATGCCCAAGCTACATCGGCGACTTTGACAGTCGATTCGACAGTGAACACATATCAGACACTTGACGGAAAAGCATATTTCACCACAGACACGCAAGGCACTTTTGCGGTTGAAATGCTGGCCGATTGGGGTGCAGCTGGATCACTTTGTGAAGCTTTGTGGACATCGGCGACAAGCGCGCCGAACACGGGCCTTTCAGTTATTTTCGGAGCGGATTCAGGCGCATCATTTGCGTTTGATGTTCAGCCGATTCTTCCATCTGCCGGCGGTACAGCACCGGACGCGCAGACAGTTTCACTTGCATTCACTTGCGTTACGACACCAATTCTAACTATCAGCTAATAAGGGAGCCGGGAGCATGAAACTAGCAATCACAATCGAATATAACAGCGGCGATTCTGCAACTTACATTGCAGCACCGCCAGAGTGGGTCAAATGGGAAAAGAACACGGGAAACAACATTTCCCAAGCTCAGGACAAGATTGGAATTTCTGATCTGGTCTTTCTCGCCTATCACGCCATGAAGCGTGAAGCTGCGGGCAAGCCGGTCAAGCCAATTGAAGTTTGGACGGAAACGATTGCAGATGTGATCGTAGGTGCAAACGAAGACCCAAAAGTTACGGAGTCGGAAGCCTAGCAAGATTGGTTTGGGAAGTAGCCCTAGCGACTGGGCTACCCCCAAGCTGTTTTGAAACAGCTGAAGACATACTCACGGCAATGGACATTTTAGAAAGGCGCAATGATGGCAAGTGATCCAATCTCTTACAACAAAGAGGATTTGCGCGGGATTCTAAGAGCATTCAAGGCCATGAATGATGAAGCAATTTCGGAAGCCAAAACAGCCTCAAGCGGCCTTGCAGAATTTGTGAAAAAGAAAGTCACGGAGACAGCCGGCCAGCGCGGCAAGGATAGGATTTCTGCACTTCGCATTGCTCAAGGGGCGACAGTTTCTAAATCTTCAAAAATTGGCGAAATCTCTTATGGTTTCAGAGGCCAGAAATTTAGCGGCGGCGGTACGACTCAACAGCTGTGGGGCGGCAATGAATTCGGCTCAAACAAATTTAAGCAATTCCCGATCTGGTCCGGTAAAGAGGGACGCGGCTCGAAAGGCTGGTTCATCTATCCGACATTAAGAAAAATCCAACCGGATATTGTCAAGCGGTGGGAAGAATCCTTTTCCGACATTCTAAAGAAATGGGCGTAACATGGCCGGTCCCAGTCGCACCCTAAAACTCTCGATCCTTGGAGATGTTGATAATTTAGTCAAAAGCTTAAAGACCGGCGAATCGGCTACAAACAATTACACAAAGACACTTGGAGATTTTGCCAAAAAGGCCGCTGTGGCATTTGCCGCCGTTGCCGGAGCTGCAACAGCTTTCGCGGTTTCTTCAATAAAAAACGCGCTGGCAGATGAAGCCGCGCAGCGTAAGCTTGAGGAAACCTTAAGGGCAACAACAACAGCCAATGAATCACAGATCAAATCTGTCGGTGACTGGATCGATAAGACTTCAATTGCAATCGGTGTCACAGATGACAATTTACGGCCCGCATTTGCTCGGTTGGTCAGATCGACCAATGATGTCGAAGAGGCCCAAAAACTGGTCAATCTTGCGTTGGATATTTCAGCGGCAACCGGCAAGCCCCTCGAAGGTGTAGCAAACGCGCTGGGCAAGGCTTATGACGGCAACACCGCGTCACTTAGCAAACTTGGCTTGGGTCTTGATGCGACAATCTTAAAAGGTGGAGACACCGACAAAATATTCCAAACGCTTACAGACACATTTGGCAATTTTGCAGAAAATGAAGCTGAATCTACCGAAGCGCAATTCAGGCGTGTGGGCATTGCCGTTGATGAAGCCAAAGAATCCATTGGGGCGGCTTTGTTGCCAATCGTTGAAAGACTTGCAGCCTTTCTCATAAACACAGCGGTTCCAAATCTCAACACATTCATTCAGGCTTTGACAGGAAAGGGCAGTATTGCCGAAGCGACAGAAAATGGAACACTTGGGGCCTTTAACTTTGGCAAGATGGTTGAAAAGGTAATCAAGACAGTCTATAACTTTCGGGGTGTACTTATCGCAACAGCTGCCGTCATTGGCGGCATCTTTGTTGTTTCAAAAACAGCGGCGGCGGTTGCGGCAACAATCATCGTCATTCAATCTTTAATCAAGGCGTATAACGCATTAAAGACATCGGCCCTAGTCGCTGGCATTGCATCGGCTTTCGCCCTAAATCCACTTTTGGGCGTGGGAGCGGTCGCATTGGCGGCGGGTGTTTTGGCGGCTGCAAATGCTTTGGGCAAAAATGAGAATAATGCAGTCGATCAGCTTGGAGTGCCAGCCGATCTCAAAACCGACTATGGGACTTATGTTGCCCCAGAATTTAAGGTCGATACATTCAAAGGGCCAAATTTTATGGGAACAAATCCCAGAGGTACGACCAATCCCGAAGAAGTTATTGGAGCCGGTAGCCAAGAAGAATTGACAAAAAGGCTGGAACAAATCAGCGAGACAATTAAAGAAATGGATTTTAGATTTGCCACGGGCGGCATTTCTCGAAATGCTCAAATTGAGCAATTGGGGCCATTGCTTGCCGAAATGCAGGTTCTTACAAAGCAACAACAGGCGATTAATGCCCAGCCAAAAATTGATATTACAGTCAATGGTGCAATTGATCCAGAAGGTACATCCAGAACGATTGTGAACACATTGAACAATTCATTCTATCGCGGCACCGGTGGCGCGGGTGCATTTGTTACGCCATGACAATTTATAATCCAAGCTGGAAAGTCATCATCAACGGCATCCAATATCAATCGGCGGTCTTGTCAAATCTGACGATCACTTCGGGCCGGACAAATATCTATGAGCAAGCCCAAGCCGGATACATCAACATCGAATTAATAAATCTCGATCAATCAAATGTTTTGGCCCAGATCAACAATTCTTTGACAGTCGAATTGCAGGATTCGACTGGGACTTATGTGCCGATCTTTGGCGGGTCGATAGTCGAAGTAGGCATTTCAGTGGCCGAAATTGGAAGCATCGGCTACACACAGCGGGTCAGCATCATCGCGCTGGGAGCTTTGGCCAGATTGCCGAAAGCCTTGACAGATGGTGTCTTAAATCAAGATTTTGACGGCGATCAAATCTATACAATTTTGCAACAGGTACTTTTTGCATCATGGCAAGAAACCCCGGCCGCTTTGACTTGGGCAACCTACGATCCGACAGAGCAATGGAATGATGCCCAAAATACCGGGCTAGGCGAAATTGATCGGCCCGGCAATTATGAGCTGGCAGCTAGATCGTCAGAGCGGACAGATGTTTATTCTTTGGTCTCAGCTTTGGCAACTAGCGGACTGGGCTACATCAGCGAATCTTCAACCGGGCAAATTGAGTATTCTGACTCAACGCATCGAGCAAGCTACTTGGCGGCCAATGGATACATTGATCTGACGGCTAATCATGCTCAAGGATCTGGGCTCAGTATCCTGTCAAGGGCTGGAGATGTCCGAAATACCATCACCCTTCAATACGGGGCAAATTCATCGTCGGAAGTCGATGCCGTGGATTCCGAATCGGTTGGACTTTATGGCCAATTGGCCCAGATTTTTAGCACCACAATCAAACATCAAGCTGACGCGCAGGATCAAGCTGATTTCTATTTGGAGCTGCGAGCATTCCCGCAATTCAATTTTGATGCAATCACTTATCAGCTCACAAATCCAGAAATCGATGATGCAGATCGTGACGCGCTGATCGGCGTTTTCATGGGCATGCCGGTGAGCATTGCCGATTTGCCGTTAAATATGTCATCGGGAAACTATTTGGGATTTGTTGAGGGATTCACATTTCGGGCAGCGTATAACGAAGTGAGTATCTCGCTTAATCTTTCACCATTGGCGTTTTCGTTGCAGGCAATGCGCTGGAACGATGTGCCGATTGTGGAGCAATGGCAGACAATAATTCCAACACTGGACTGGGAACATGCGACTTTGGTCGCGTAAGGGGAAAACATGAGCAATCCAACAACACCATTTTCGTGGCAAATGCCCACAGCCGTTGATTTGGTAACGGACCTTCCGGCTGACTTTGAAGTCTTTGGTCAAGCCGTTGCAACATCGATGGCCGATCTTTTAGGTGGCACGACTGGCCAAATCTTGTCGAAGACATCCAATACAGACATGGACTTCACTTGGACCACACCCAATCCGGGCGACATCACCGGAGTCACAGCCGGGACCGGTATTTCAGGCGGCGGCACTTCAGGAACAGTGACAGTCTCACTTGATTTCACAGCTGCAAACACTTTGACATTTAACGCCCAGACCGGCACTAGCTACACACTGGCGATTGGCGATGCCGCTGGAGTATTGGTCACAGCCTCGAACGCGTCTGCAATAACAGTCACAGTGCCGCCATCAGTATTTTCTACGGGGCAACAAATAAATCTGCAACAAATTGGCGCGGGACAAGTAACATTTGCTCAGGGTGCTGGAGTGACAATTACTTCGGCCGGTGCAACGGCATCAGCTCCAAAGATCACAAAACAATACGGCGCGGCAACAGTTATCTGCACCGGATCAAATACTTTCACAGTAATCGGCGGGCTGTCATAAAATGAACATTTTGGGAATTGTTGCATCGAGCGGCGGCGTAGCTGGGCCAACCGCCGTTGATTATCTTGTAATCGGCGGCGGCGGGGCCGCAAAATATGGCGGCGGTGGCGCAGGTGGCTATCGCACTAGCACTGGATTTTCTATCGGTTCATCTTTTACAGTAACAGTCGGCGCAGGTGGCACTGTGGTCAGCGGAAACGGCAATAATCCAACATCCGGCCAAAGTAGTGTTTTCAGCACAATCACAGCGGCTGGCGGCGGTGCGGGTGGACATAATGGCGCGGCTGGTACAGCTGGTGGATCTGGCGGCGGCGGTGGTGGTGCTTTTAGCGGTGCAACGGCAGGCGGTGCGGGCAATACACCTAGCACATCACCATCACAGGGCAACAAGGGCGGCGATTCAATCGCTACTTATTCTCAAAGTTCGACTGGCGGCGGCGGTGGTGCATCGGCGGCGGCGGCTGATACTTCCGTCAGCGGTACAGGTACGGCGGGTGGTGCTGGTACTTCATCCTCAATTACCGGTACGGCCACAACTCGCGCTGGCGGCGGTGGTGGTTGGGGAAATCCTAATCCCGGTACGGCTGGATCTGGCGGCGGCGGTGCGGCGGCTTACAATGCAAACGCAACAAATGGCACAGTGAACACAGGCGGCGGCGGCGGTGGTACTTCTAATTTATACACTCCGGGGCAAGGCGGTTCCGGAATTGTTGTTCTATCTTATGCCAACACATTTCCAGATTTCACATCAATCACTGGATTGACTTATACAAAAACTTCAAGCGGTGGGAAAACGATTTACACATTCACAGCGGGAAATGGAACAGTGACAGTCTGATGGCACATTACGCATATTTAGATGAGAACAACATCGTCATTCAAGTAATCACTGGCGTTGATGAAACCGAATTGATTGAGGGAGTAGATCCCGAAACATGGTACGGAAATTTTGCAAATCGAAAATGTCTTCGCACTAGCTACAATCACAAAATCCGATTCAATTTTGCCGGCACCGGATATACCTACGATCCGATTGATGACGCATTTGTCCCGCCGATGCCTGGGTGTGGCCATGAATCTTTGACACTTAACGATCTCAAAAGATGGGAGTGTGCAGATTGTGATGAAATCGCAAAACGGATGGCCAGCATCGAAGATCCGGAATGAAATTGGCATTGAATCATTTCCAGTGCCGGGGACAAAGATCAAGCTGGCATGTGCCAAATCTGTGGCCCCATTACTGGTCGGCTTTGCAGCTGAATTTCATGAGCTGATCGAGCCCATTGATGAAGGCGGGTTGGATGATTGGGGCTATTGCTTCCGGATGGTTAGGGGCAGCACCGACAATTTGAGCAATCATGCGAGCGGAACGGCGATCGATTTGAACGCAACCCGGCACATTCTGGGCAAGGCCGGAACATTCCCCGCCGAAAAAGTACCAATGCTCAAAGCTTTGGCCAAAAAATACTCATTGACTTGGGGCGGTTCCGACAATTGGAGACGAAAAGATGAAATGCATTTTGAAGTCTCCATCCCGCCATCGAAGGTCGAGGCGGCAATTGCGAAGATAGGGGCATCAAAATGAAAGAACTCAAAGAGACGGCAGCATCATGGGCCAGATCATTTTTGGCGGCAGCTTTGGCCATGTACATGGCAGGGATTACCGATCCAAAGACACTAGCAATGGGCGGCGTTGCAGCTATCGCACCGGTCATTCTTCGATGGTTAAATCCAAAAGACGCATCGTTCGGAGTCAAGGGGAAGTGACTCCAAGCGAATGGGCTGGAATGGGCGTGGCGGTTGTCACGCTCATTTCGTCATTCTATTTTATGGTCAGATACATGGTCAGATCGGTCATGTCCGAACTTTTACCCAATGGCGGCAATTCAATGAGGGATCAGATTTCGAGGATAGAAAATCGGCTGGACAATTTATACACAATCGTTGCCGGTAAGGATTAATCCAAAACCTTTCGAGCGTGTCGATTCTTGCCAAATGTCGGCGATTGCCTTTACCCTTTTAACAGCTGGATCAAATCCTTGATTCACCTAAAACGGGAGCAATACAAATGACAATAGAATCACAAATCATGTGGATCCTTATATACACAATTACAAGCTGCACGATCTTTTACACATTGGGCCATGCTCAGGGCAAGAAAGACGGCTATTGGCGCGGGCGATCTGTAGGGATGAGAATCGGCTCAGAGCGTGAGGTCAATCGTGGCTAATCCGCTCGAAGGATACGAAAGCGTTGCCGAAAGAATTGAAAAATGGTGGATTCATTACCCAATGGGCCGAATCGATTCAAAGGTTGTTCATCAAGATGGCAACCGATACATCATCCAAACCGATCTTTATCGGGACATCACAGACATGATCCCATTTGCCACAGATTTCGCCGAAGAGATCCGGAG